CGCATGGAAAGGTAGCACCTGACTCACCCGTGAATAGGGGTTCTTGTCAAGTATATTACTGTTAAATCCCTCGTCATAGAAATGACGGGTTAACTCGTCCATTATTTCCGATTTAATGGTTGTTTTCACACCTTGATGAGGGGTCATCATTTAACTCCTTCTTGTTTACCAGCAGCCTCGCCGGCCAGTGCTGCATAAGCGGCACCATCTACGAAATCGTCTAAACGGAACTTACCACCACGAGAACGTGACATTTTCAGTAATTCCATGAATTGCCAACCTTGCACTTCAGTCAGATTGGTTCCGAACATTGCGTTGAACGCATTAACGGTAGCTTCCATCGACCGTTCACTCTCGGTATCACGTTCAGCAGCGCGGTCACCGATGCAGTGTGACGCTTTGGATAGGATGCTGACAGCGTCCTCGGTCGGTATTTCAGGTGATGGCCCTAATTCCATAATCACTCACCTCTCATTTTATCAGTAATGTGGATCGTCGGTATTCCCAGTGTTTCCACGTATGCGAGAATAACGGGGTCATCGTCAACCCACAGTTCAATCTCATCTCTGTTCTGGTCAATCCAATCACGCTTAAACTGGTGAGGATGACGGTGGTCGTCGTATGACCGTTCAATGATCTCGTCAGCGAATAAACCATGGTCAGCCATCCATTGACGTGTACCGAACTGGCTATTGGTCACCACGTAAATCACCGAGATACAGAAGTGCTTATACAACTTAACTGCCGTCGGTATCGGTTTACCGTTAGCGTTAACCCACTGTTGCCACTCGACCCAGTTCTCAGCACTGGTTTTATCATCAGGGACAGTGTGGTCGGAACCAGCATTGTTGCGGAGTGTACCGTCGAGGTCGAATACTATCATGCCGACACCTCGTCAGTGGAATACACCAGTGTCGGTTCAAGGTCTTCCTCATGACGGTAATACCCTATGAAGCCGTTCTCACACCATGGTTTAATAAACTCGAAGAATTGCTGAATTTCACTCTCGTAATTCTTGATATTACCCTTACCAAGCAACGAATAATGATTACCGATTTCGTCGAAAGTAAGTGAACCGACGCTGGTTAACGTGTGGTAATAACTACCGTTTTGAAACAAGCAACCCCAACGACTCGGCTTGTCTTGTAGTCGTGGTGAATCATAATCACCATTACAGATGGCTCGAACAGTATTGATTACTTCATCAGGTGTATCATCTTTAAAATCGACATTCACGTAAATCTCGGTATACATTCCCATCTCTAAAACCCTCATCAATTAAAAACACCTTTACTATAATACCGGTGGCATCGGTTGTAAAGGTGTTTTATAAAATTATTTTAATCATGGATGACGTCGCTGAAACCCAACCACGTTATTAACAGCAAAATTAGCCTTAACGGTAATACCTGTGAACCCCTGTTTATCACCTGGTTTATACCCTATCGCTAATGACGAATTACGTAAGCAACGATTGAAGTTACCCTTCATCATAGGGGTCTTAACCCCCTCGGTGTTGCACCATAGTCGGTAAGCACTATATAGGTCATCCAACATGGTAAAATCGTCACCACCGAGCACACAGGACGACTCAACGAACTGTGACAACGGGAACATCTCACGCTTGATCTCGTTCTTCTCAACCAAACCAGCATTGGCCTCGGTGAACTGACCGTTGTTACTTCTCAGGCGGCGTAGTCCTTCAATCGCCCACTGACAGATACCGGCAGTCTCGGTTTTAAGTTTCTCCCCGAGGTGTGGGTCTTCACCGTTGCCATAGAATGACTTAGTGAATGGGAACACCATCATACGCCTCACCAGTGCACCAGAGGCATCGTGGAAGGCTGGCATACCGTTAGCACTGAGCAAGACCTTGGTTTTCATCACCTCGTTACGTGAACCTTTATACAGCTCGTGGAATGACACAGGGTCGCCGCCGACCACGGCCAGCATGGTACTAAGTACGTCATCACGGCTCGATGGATGAATATCACGCGCATCGGGGATCATGGTTAGTGATTTACGTGCCATCTCGTTCAAGCTGGTATCCTTGTGTATCTTCCCCAGTGCCGGTGCTGCGACGTTATCGTGACCAACGACGTTGCTTAACACAGTAGTTGTCGTACCCTTACCGCCACCAGACTTACCAGTGAACAGGGCGAAGCGTTGCAATGATACGTCCGTCGTCAGACAGTACCCCATCCACTCTTGCAACTGGTCTTTCAGTAGTTGATCGTCACCCCATATCGAGTCGAGGAAACTGAACCACTGTGGACAACGTGCGCCCGGTTCGAAGTCATAATCGAGTTCATTCAGTGCGAAGAACGCTGGTGTGTGTGGTAACAGCTTTGGTGTCTCGGCGTTAAGGTCCACAATGCCGTTCTGGAAGATGGCCAGGTTACTCGTATCACTATTCTCACCGGTCAACCAGGTGCCATTCTCGACCTCATCGACGTTAACGTGGTCACAGACTACCTTGAAGATACCTGCAGTAAGCGCATCTGCTGGTTTAAACACCGCAAACGACCGTTGTATCTGTGCCTTAATCACTTCATCATCAACGGTTTTCCATGACTTACCAGTGAAGGTGTAGAACTGCTTCTTATTGCGGATCAGGTTAACCCCATCATAATTGGCACCGACGAACACCACAGCAAAATCGTAATGGCTCGACTTAGGTGTAAGCTGGGCCACACGAATACTCGCGTCAGCGCGTGAGATACGGTAATCACCACGCAGTGCGTCAAGGTCGGTATTATCGGTGGTGACGGTCGGCCTACCTGTGACAATTACCTCACTGGCAGTCGGCGTAACCGGCTTGTTGAATAACTCTGCTTGACCTTCCCAACCGCACGACGGTTCTTGGCGGGGTATTGCCTGGAATCCCGCTTTGGCTGTTTTACAACCAGGTGCTGATTTAGGGTAGTGATAGGCACGATAGACAACACCGACAAAGTGGTTTTTCTCATGTGCTTCCCATGGTGGGAGGCAACGAGGGTTGTAGTGTTCCCATAAGAGTTCAGTAGCAAGCTTGAGAGGGATACCGTGGTCGTGTCCATAACAGGCAACACGGTAAAGCTCGTGAGTACCACTACCTAGTACAGCAGGATGTGCCGCATTAGTAATGAACGAGATAAAGTTGTTGCGTTCAAAATCATTGTCCTCGTAACCGATACCTTCATCAATACCTTTACGAGCATCGATCCAACGGTGCAACTCGGCATCTTTATCAGCAGGTAACAGGTGGCCAACACGGATGTCCTCGACCGAGTATCTTGGTTTCGATTTACTCAGGTCACTCACCACACTGTACGACACCGGTGTTGCCGGGTTCTTCAGGTGTAAGCTACCTGGCAAACGTGCCACACGACACGGGTCAATGACCTGACTATCGGAACCATAGAACATCGATAGCTGTTTCTGGATCACAGTCCAATCGTTGTGGTCGATATCACCGGCATCGATTAACCAATAGGCATGACCATGAGTATCGTCACGCTTAGTGATGAAATGAGGTTCAACAGCCCACTGAGGCTCGGTCATCCCATCGAAATCAACGAAGAACACACGGAAATCGTTGATATTGTAGATTTCACGCCCTTGCAGGTCAGTACCGTTAATGCAGACATAAATACCACATTGCTGTGATTGCGCCCACTCAATGTATTCGAGTGAGTCCTGTAATGTGCTGTGCCAGACCTTGGCTAAATCTGGCCGCTGGGTTCCGTCCTTCGGGTCATAAAACGCTTGAAAGGTGACAACAGAGGTGTCGGAACCCGTCAACGCCGAGATGTACTGCAGCGCTTGATTGAGGTCGTGCATCGTACACCTCGTTATTATTCTTCAGCGAGTTTTCCGAGGATGTGTTCGGCTTTGAGCAGTGTTGCCGTTGATACCGCATAATTAGGCTTACTGGTGTAAGTGGCAATACTGGCGTAACCTAAACCACTTGCGGCACTGACTTTATCGATGCCATGTTTCTCAACCAATACCTTTAAACGACGGCAACGTTCTTCAGGAGTAATGACACGCTCGGCATCATATCTCTCGGATTGTTTTTTTAATAGCTCAATGTTCATTAGTACTTCTTCCCATTCTCAGCAGCACGAGCCGCACGTTGATGATCAACACGGTTTTTATTGTATGCCACTTTTTCGTTGATGATGGTTTCGAGGGGGATGCTGAACAGATCACAGTACCGGAAAGCAGCCGAGACAGCGTCTGACAATTCAAAAGCATAACTGTTGTCATTCTCATCTTCCCGTTCTTGTACTTGAATGTATGCTGATGAAACCAGGGCATGAAGCAGGGCAATTAAACCAACGTCGTCTTTACCTGTTACTTCTGCATTACTCCACATTTCACTATCATAGCCAGTAAACCCGACACTACCGAGATAATCAAGACAACGAATAACGAAATCAGCTATTTCAACCTGGAACATCGGATATTGTGGAAGATGGTCGTCCATCAGGTTTTTACGGTCACCTTCCATGGCTTCAGACAACTCTGAATGGAATAAACAAACCATGGTTGCGAAACTACGTGGCTTATCCCACCACCCCATTTCACGGTTTTGCTGGTGAATACGGTTCTGTAACGCTACTAAATCAATCACTTCATCATCCTCTCATTAAATTCGTTGTACATGGAATCGACATCATCGGCACAGGTGACAAAATCGGCAATACCGCCAGCATTGATGACTTGCTCTCTAAAGATATTCTGCCCATGTTCCCTAGTATTGGGATTATATGAAAGTTTCTTTATAAAACCAAGTTTTTTAACTTCCGGTGCTGTGAATACAGCCACTTGCTTTCCGACCATTTCTGGTGTAACAGTGATAGTTGTCCAGCCAACCAGGTCAGAAGTACGGATGGAATCGTTACTTTTCTTACCTTCATTACCGAGGCCGAAGAACACCGGGCGACCGTCTTTCGTGTAGGCCACACCAGTATTATTCCTCATCAGTGTGGCGTTATACATTGCCGCCCGGAGTTTCACATCCTCAGTGGCTTTGTTCTCTTTAGTGGCCACTATACTCGTCCCCATCTAATGTTTCAGGATTGAAAAGGTCAACGGTGATACCTTTCCATCTTGCTTTAGTGACGAACCCGAAACATTGGAAATCACTCAAACCAACTTTGGACAATAAATCGAAAATGTCAGGCATTTCAAAATGGTCTATGTCCTGACGATGGCGGTAGATCATGATATCAATATCTTTCCGTTCACCTGTCTTATAAACCAACCCACCTGTCAACGCTGGGAAATAACCAGCTGGTTTCAGTACTGCATACAATTCACAACAAAGGTCTAACCCGTCTTGTAGTACGGCTTTCTCCCCACCTTGGCATTCTTCTGGTGAAACGTCAGGTGATGGTACAGTTAATCCGAACATAATCTCAATCCTCCCGTGTTAGCGGAACCCCAGCCCCACCGATATCATCAGTGAGGCCGGTGTCATCGGTTATTGTGGGTTAGTGTAGTTTGGTTTCGCATAACCAGCGGTGATGATTTGCTCATCAGTCCAATCCTGACCTTTCAACGCTTCATAGGTGTAAGGTGAATCAGCGTTCATGATAACGTTACCCGTTGTCGGTATAGCCGGGGCAGCAGGAGCAGCAGGAGCAGCAGGAGCAGCAGGAGGTGTCTGTGGGGCTACGGGTTCTTCAACCCATTTACCTTTGCCTTGTGCTACTAACACATCTTCAGTCCACGCAGGGTCAGCCTGATACTGTTCCTTAGTGAATTGAGTATCAGTATGCACGTACTTTTTAACAACCTGTACTGGTGCCTGTGGCGCTGGCGGGGTCTGTGGCGCTGGCGGGGTCTGTGGCGCTGGCGGGGTCTGATGTTGGTTAAATTGCAGACCTGTACCGGCTTGGACATTGGTATTAGCGTGACCACGACCAGCGAATGCCTGTGTTGCCGACTGTGTAGGGCCACGACCGAATGATTCATCGTCATAAACCATCTGCACGTTTAACACTGTCAACGCAATAATACGAGATTGGTCTGATTTAGTGTAAGCAGACACCTCGACCTGTGCGTCACACCAACAACCACCGTAAATCGCGTCAGGTTGAATGTCACGAGTACCAGTGGGGTCAACGCAACCAACAGGGTTAACGTTCTTCATTGACACGATTTCATAACCTGCAGTAATAGGGTCGCTGGTTCCAGGTAGAGGGTTACCATTGGCGTCTTTCTGCATAATGGAATTACCATCAACAAACTCAGGTGGGTATTGAACACCAGTGTATTGCTTAACTGTAGCAGGGGTAACATCGGGTAAATCGACGTTCCATTCCTCCTTAACCACTTCCCTAATTGCTTGTTTAAGTACGTCCGGTGTCGATGGGAATTGCAACCCTGCCTTAGCGATCACACCTTGTCCTGTTGTTGGGAACATGGCCTTAATCTGATACTTACCTGACTTCTCGTAAGGTGTTTTCAGGTTGGGTAGAGATGCACGGAATAAACCGGTAAAGATAGTACGATTAGCCATTATCAGGCTCCTTGTCTGTTACTGAACACACCGACCGCTGATTTAGCTGGTTCGGCACGGTTACTGAATACACCCTTAGCACTGTTATCACTAACACGCACAGCAGGGCGGTTATCATTCATTTCCACCAGTGTTGTACTCGGTGGAGGGGTTAGATAATATTTATCCACTATCTGTTTCGGTAGCAGCTTCTTAGCCTTGGTTTTACCTATCAGAAGTGGGTCGTTATACAGATCTGTTTCATTGACACCACATGCTTTAGCTGCAGCAATGAAACCTGCTTTGTCCTCTACCTTCGCTCTCGGGTATGACTTAACCAGCTTATAATCCGTCATATTGTGACCATTTCTGGCCTCATCGAGCATACGGTCAGCTACCATGTCGAGGAACTTCTTAGCACTGCCGATCTCCTTATAAACCACTTCCAGTTCACCGAGACTAATTTCAGTGAGTGGAACATCGGTATAAGCGATTTTAAGTGCTTGTTCCATACGAGCACGACAATTAGCCTGAGCAGGACACCAGTGACACCATTCACCCGCACGTGGTTTCCGGTTAGGATCCTCGGCTAGTGCCACCGAGCGACGGTATTTTTCACGCCACTGTGCTACTTCAGCCACAGTGTAAGTCGCGTTACGTACTGGGCCACTGATATGACCACCGTTTGGTTGAACGATCGTGACCGTGACAGTGTCGACTTTATCCCATAGGTTATAGGTGTCGAGTGTTGCAATCGCATACCCGAGACCCTGGGAATTATCGTCAGCCTCGACTAGACCATAACCATTCTTATAGTCGATGACGTGGCATAACCGTTGACCAGGTACGATAAAGATACAGTCCGAAGTGCCGTAAACATCGGTACGACCGAGGCTGCTCATTACCACACGTTGTTCGAGCAACGGTTTCACACCATAGCGACCACTCAGGTCATTAATGACGTTAACGTAGAGACTAACGTCATCAGCCATTTTCTCAGTGACCTCATGGTTCTCGACGGTTAAGCCGATCATGTCGTGAGGTATGACACCAAGAGCAATACAGGTTTCGCCTAATGCATGGGCAGCAGTTCCGAGTTCAGCGGCAGGATTGGACTTGTTGGGATAACCAGCCGACATCCGAATTGATGCAGGGCAGGCGTCCTCCATCCAACGGTGACTACTACTGAAACTAAATACTGAATGCTCACCCATAGTGGTTATCCCTTAGCTAACTCAGCATCGACGTCACGACCGTTAGGGACGGACTTGTACCACTCAACCCACTGGTCGGCAGACTCTTTCAATGCGTCGTACAGTTTACCTAAACCACCACGACCGATTTGACTGAGTGTAGTGGCACCTTTCACAGCGGTGTTGAGGTGATAATTAACCAGTGATTCCATCAGGTTGTGCTCGCCATTGGTTCCTGTCTCGATCAAGTCAATACGGTCAATCTGGTCTTGACATAAGTCAAGGTAATCAGCCCAAGCTTTACACTCGTTAAACACGGTGACGTAAGCATCAGCAGGTAGTGCGTCGAACTTATCGGCACCGGCTGGTTTTAACACATCACGAATGATCAGGTCATAATCAATCTTGAAATCGTTAGTCAAACGGTTGATTTGTTCGAGTGCCTGGCGCTGCTCGGTGGGTTCGGTTTTCGGTGGCTTAGGCGTCGCAGGTGCTGAAGGTACAGCAGGGGCTTGTGGTGCCTGTGGTGTCTCTGGTACAGCAGGGGCTGCTGGTGTGGCGGGTACTTCAGGTGCTGCTGGTGCTTGTGGGGTGGCCTCGGTTTCGACCTGTGTGTCACCAACATCAGCCTCAGTCACCAGGTAAGCGGTTTTCCACGCTTCGAATGCGTCTTTATCGCAACCACGCTTCAGTTTCCACGTACCGTCGTTGTTTTTACCTTTAGTGCCAGCATGAAATTCTTCATTCCATGGCAAACCTTGAACGTCGAGTTCTACGTTGGTGTTACCTGTGTCGGAAGTATCTGGTTCACTGGCCACATCTACACCAGTAATTACCTCAGACGAACACGCTGTCTGTGCAAACACCTTTTCTTCCAAAGCCTTTACACGCGCTTCGAGAGATTCCAAAATTCCTAATTCAGACATTGAATGTCTCCTTTGTTGTGGGTTGCTCGTTATCGAGTGGTAGTAACTATAAACATGATAAATTTAGTTGTAAAGATATATTTGAAAATATTTTTATAAAGAGTATACTCGGTGATGTTGATTAAATGATTGGAGGTAAGAGATGTCAGATATTAAATGTGTAGTGGTTAACGTCAGTAAAGACTTTAAAGATGTAGAATTTGAGCAACTGAAGCGCATATTTAACGACATGAAACATGTAATGGCTAGTACCCAACCTATCATCATGTTTGAAAATTACAGTATGGTTGGTTCTGCTGAACTGGCCGATGACGGGGTGTTAACCATTACTATCAGTAAGGGAGAATAGAGATGGTTGATAATAAAATTATTGTATCGAAGCTTGAAGACATTGCAGGTCTTCATCGACACCCTTTGTACGTCAGAGAAATCTGTAAAAACGGCGCTATCGCATTACACAGAACCAGTTCCGGCCTCAATGACGTAATGATTAGAAATCAGCAATTAACTGACAAACTATGTCGATCACGTCAGCACGTTAAAGCGATGGTTGACATATTCCCCAAGAACGAGGAATTCAACACACTGTTAATCGAAATTGACTCTCTGCTCGGACATGTTAAATGAAACATCTTCTTCCACCAACTGAAATAGTGATGCGGGATTACCAACAGGTCGCTATTAACGATACTGACCGACTGCTGGCCACACCTGGGAATAACACGGTAATAACAGTTCTTCCGACAGGTGCCGGTAAATCCCTGGTCAAATCTTACTACGCCCGTCGATACTATGAACGTGGTGAACTGACCATCATCTTCGCCCACCGTGACGTATTACTCGGGCAGATCAGCGATAAGTGCTGTCTGATGAAAGTACCTCACACCTTCATCTGTAGTGATAAAACCAGGCGAAACATTACTAACGACAACCTCAGTAAATACGGTGATTCGTACTGGGATGAAACTTCCCATGTTATCGTAGTATCGGTGCCGACGTTCCTGGCTCGTATTAAGTCTGGAATCATCACTCGTGAGTTCTGTGACTCGGTTAAACACTGGATGCTCGATGAAGCACACCATTTGCTGTCCTCGGACGTTTATAACGACTGTGACGGCGACATCGACGCCATGTGGGAAGCTGTACGCTCGGGTGAGGGCAAACTCGGTAATCAATGGGGTGTATGTACTGAGTTACTATCCAATGCCCGAGGACTCGGTGTAACAGCCACACCTAAGCGCGGTGATAAGAAGGGCCTTGGTTCCCATGCTGATGGCCACGCCGATGCCATGAGTGTAACCACGACCATGTTCGACCTCATTAAAGGTGGTCACCTCACACCGTATGAAATCTACACCACCGGCACCATCGATGTTAAGGGTATCAAGCATAACAAAGACGGTGACCTCAATAGCAAACAACTCTACATCAAAACCAAGGAGGCCGATATTACCGGTGATGCGGTGGCGGAATACCGTAAACACCTCGATGGTAAACCGGTGATCACGTTCTGCGTTAACGTCGAACATGCTAAGGAAGTGGCCAAGGCGTTCAACGATGCAGGTATCCCGAGCATGATGGTTAACGCCAATACTGCCGATGCTATCCGTCAGAAAGCCGTTGCCGACCTCAGAGACGGTCGTATCCTTAACCTGGTGAACGTTGACCTGTTCGGTGAGGGTTTCGATGCTCCTGCTGTGGCAGGTGTGATTATGATGCGTCGTACTGAGTCATACTCACTGTTTAAGCAGCAATTCGGTCGTATGCTTCGCCCTGCACCGGGTAAGAGTGCTGGTATCCTCATTGACATGGTAGGTAACGTTAAATATTTCATGGTTGAGTATGGTCTTATTGCACCACACGACGACCCTGAGTGGACCCTCGACAACGAACGGCAAAACAAGAAGTCTCAGGGTGGTGACGACGACGGTGAGGGACGTCCTGAAACCATCACCTGTGGTAATAAGATGTGTATGGCATTTGGACTGCTACCAATTAAACCAGAGCAGGTCGAGAAATTCCGTGGCACCGCACTACTCTTTATTGACGGGAAATGCCCGAAATGTGGGTGGTGTGAATCTGAGAAGGAGAAAACTGAACGTAAAACTGAGTTAAAATATCAGAAAGGTGATCTGGTTAAACTGGAATTATCGGTGATAGATGAACTCATTAAACAGCGTGACCATGCCCTGCAGCCGATGGAGCAATTTAGTAACTCGGTGCAACACACTAACTTCGCTTACGCTGCTAAGGCCCAGTTTGCCCGACGTCAACATGCACTGAACGTATTACGGTTTAAAATTCAACGATGGTGTGAGAACCATGGGGTTATGACTGGCCAATCAGTATCGTTGGTACAGGCTGACTTTGAGATTAAATTCGGGGTCAATATATTTAAGGCTCAGACCGGTACAGCATCCGAGTTGGAAAAACTGTCGGCTGAGATTGATAGAGAGGTGAGTAAGCTATGAGTAAAAGATTACACGTTGCAAGAAGTCCGTTGACAAATAAAATTTATACTGGGTCTGTTTCTAAAGATGGAACGTGCTGGTTGTCTGATAAAACAGACGTCACCAATGACACGATATGTGCAGTGATTGACCACATTATTGAGTTTGAAAAACGATCAGGAAAGAAGTTAGAACTAAGTTCAGATGGGAAGCCTGTTATCAGAGTTACTATTGAACATCTATAGAATCGTGAAGGTGAGTAATGGAAGTAAACCACACTAAAGGTTATGTCAGGTCTGACGGACGTGACAGCCACATCCGCGTAATCTGTCCTGATTGCGGGTCAGGTGGTGGTTCACATTATCCTTGTTGGTGTTCTGAATGTGAACCAAGGGTGTTGATGGTGCCATACCGTTCTAACTGGAACGAAGTATTTAAGCAAGAGGTGAGTAAGTTATGAAACACTATAGTGGTGTTGGTTTAGAGGTTAGTAAACTGATAGACCAAAATGGTAAACTGTTCGAGTTTGGCCTATGCAAAGCTCAAGAAGTATTAGACTTACGTAATGTACTACTTGAAATGGTAAAACTGATTGATGAGGATGGTGGTATTGGTCCTGACCTATGTGACTACGTAAAAGGTACAGTGAGGCCAATACTTGACAGAAAAGTCGAGGAAACCAATAAATGAACAATCAATTCGATGAGTTAATTAAGCAATACTGGGCGCAGTACATGCCTGGGTATGACTGGCGTATCGGCTGGGGTCAGATAATGCAGGAGTCGTCATTCAACACCCTTGCTGTCAGTCCTGCCGGTGCTGAGGGGTTGTGTCAGTTTATGCCCGGTACGTGGCGTGACGCCATTGCCGCCGGTATTGTGTTACCCGGTACTCCCCGTACTGACGCTGTGGCCAGCATTAAAGCGGGTGCCTGGTATATGGGTAAAATGGTTAAATTCTGGACTACCCCACGTGATAAGGATAATATGATTAAGTGGGCGATGGCCAGTTATAACTATGGTGCCGGTAATGTCTTAAAAGCACAGAAAGCCGCTGGTGGTTCGTTGATATTTGAGGATTTGTTACCTCACTTACCAACCGAAACCGCTGAATATCCATATCGAATTCGTCAGCATGTTATTGATGAGTTTGGCATTACGTTGTTTTAGGAGAGGTGGGTTTATGCCACAGCAAAAAATAACCATCAAAGTTAATAAAGAGGTTCATAAACGAGCCTCGACCTATGTCAATCTAGTCGGGCTGGTGGCCGCGGCGGTGATGCAGTATTTCCCGTCGCTCGGCTTATCAGGAACCATCACGGGGACTGTTATGATCCTGTGTAACATCACAGTGTTACTGTCACAGTCACTGACGTTTGTAACACCCGGGGGTGAGGAATGACCTGGTTACTCGGAGTAAAACGCTGGCTATATGTCGCCGGTGCTGTAGTGGTAGCAGCATTCGTTGCTTGGTTCCAGTATCTCCGCAAAGAGGTTAAAGAGCAGAAAGTCAAAATCGAGACTGTCGAGGATCGTAATAAGCGACTCAGAGCCGAGATTGACGAGGTTACTAAATTCACCGAGGTTAAACGGGAGATTAAAAATGCTGAGGACACTGTTACTAAGCTGTCTGATAATGCTGTCGATGACCAGTTGCTCGACAAATACACACGAAATAAGGACTAGGGTTGTAACCCTTTGTTCCGGTGTTATAATCATGTTTGAGAATGCCGAGGAAATAACCAATACCACGACATCACTTAAGCGGCAAATATTGGAGAACAACGAGTCGATATCTGCGTGTCGTAAACATGGCCAGGAGAACGTCAATGGGAAGTACTCAGACACCCCCTAAAGATCCTATTCCACCTAAAGAAGAAAAGTAACTATGTTTATCGATGCAGCTTTACTATTTTGCTACGCACTGATAGCGGGCGTTTACCGTAAAACATTAAATCTGGCGATACTGATATGGTTTGCTGTATCGATGATATTGGGGTCACTGATGCTTCCGGCATTGGTGACTTTTTCTATTTATTGGCTAATGGCACTAGGTATGATGACCTATGCGGCAGTTAGAGGGTCATGGTGTGTCCACTGTCAGTATGGGAACCATGGCGCTGTTACAGCTTGCAATGAGTGTTGATTCTCTGATCACAAACACTGAAACAAGTCTTTATAATAATTACACAATTCTGGCTTTACTGGTGAACTTGTTTATAATAGGAACGTCTTTTTATCACGGAACAGGTTTAAATAGTGTGGGGAATAATAACAACCATCCTGTTCACCATCACCACAATAAAAACCATTAGGTACTGCTATGGCCGACTTCTCAAAGCTAATCAACATCGCGACAAGTCCTGTGAGTCAAACAGCAGGCGAGATGATCGATAAAGCCGGTAAAACCAGTATTGTGGTCGGACCGGCGTCGATGGTGGTTGATAGGGTTACCGAAGGTGGGTTTACCATAGCGGAGTACGCTGCACTGGCGTCAATAGTAGTATCAGCTATGTGGGCAACGAAGCTACTTATAGATATTATCGTGACAATTCTAAAGTATCGGAGGGGTGATTAACCCTCTGCCTCCATCCAGGCCTGAGATTCTCATCAAGCCATTTTTCACAGTCTGTCCCTTCAGGTGAGTTGCACCTGACATAATTGATTAACTCGGTGGCGTAAGGAGTCACCGTTAATAACGATAGCTCCAACGCTTCTATTCTAGCCTGTAACTGTTCTATTCTGCCTTGCATGACAACATACCAGCATCATAGAGAGCCTCGATGACGTCGATTGGGTGTTCCTTACCCTGACACACTTCGATAGCTTTATCGATGACAGGCTTACGGTTGTGGTCGAATGGTTTGAGTGTGGTGTGTTTTATAGGGAATACCATTTCAATATTGTTATCACCTAAACACATGAAGTACTCTCTGCCAACGTAGGATATCTCAATTGCATAAGTGCCTCCTAGGTACTCTGCAATACACTTCTCACCTACCCGTGGTTTAAACTCACTCATTTACAATCTCCTTCATCACTGGGTCTGCCGATAAGGCGTCTAAACTTATCAGCAGTTTTAGTACCTTTAATTACACTTGTTTTGTGGTTCTCATTCTTCCATACACAGTATTGAACCTCGGTTTTTATTGCAGTCTCGATACTGTCGAGCTTGTTCAGTGTGAACACATCCACGAACAATACCAGTAGTATCAAGGTCATTACTGTGTAGAATCTACCCATAAACCACCATCATTAACAGTATGAGAACCAACGCACCCAGGACGAGAGTGGTGGCACCAACTGGTGGGTATATGGAATGGACGTCAGGGTCACTCAGGAATGAGTGGAAGTCCTGAATACAGTACGGTATCCATTCTGCGCCATTCCACCACATAACCTCATCGTCTTCGGTGATGTAATGGTATTGAATAAAATCACCCGAGATACGGAAATACTCGGTGCCGACCGGCATCTGTTTTCGGATTTGGTGGGTCATTCATCTTCTCCACTATCTTCAATAATTAACTCACCAGCTTTCGGCTGTTCAGTTCTATTGCGCCATCCTTGGCCGATATTATCATCTAGCCACCTCTCGCAGTTTGTTCCTTGTGGCGTGTTGCTGAGAACATAGGCTAGGAGCTCCTTGACGTAATCAGTCACAATCATCACCAAAAAGACGAATTAATGATTCAATCTTTGTTCCTGTTTGCTCTGCGTACTCTTTAACCCCATATCCAACGCCGAAATAAGAATCAGATATTTCACATGCAAGCTCGCCAAAGTAGCACGTTTCATTTTCTGGAAGTGAGACGAAAATATCTCTTACTTCAACGCATCTTTGACAGGTTTTATATGATGACGGCTCACCATCCCATATTCCGCTTGAATACTCGTATTTATCACCAGCATTAATTTCATGATGACATTCGCAGCACTTATGCTGTTTCCTTGCTTTTCTTGTTTCCTGCTTAAATGCAGCAGGCATATCGCAACTATAAAAATCACTCATCTTGATAACTCCACTCTCAGCATTTCATCTAACAACGCATTGCGAGCATTACGGCACCGGTTAAGCGCTGCGCCTCGGTACTGGTTCAGGATAGCAACACTGTTGCATTCAGACAGGAATTGCCTGGCGTTGCGGTAGTTTTGGATTAGTTGGTTCATGGCTTACTCGCTCAATAATTCAACCAGGTGTTCTTTGATTCGAGCATCAGCAGCAGCAGCATCAGCAGCAGCAGCAGCAGCATCAGCAGCACGAGAAGCATAAACAGCAGCATCAGCAGCATAAGCAGCAGCAGCAGCAGCAGCAGCAGCAGCAGCAGCATAAGCAGCAGCAGCAGCAGCACGAGCAGCAGCACGAGCAGCATAAGCAGCACGAGCAGCATAAGCAGCATCAACAGCAGCATCAGCAGCAGCAGCATAAGCAGTATCAGCAGCATCAGGTTCCTTTAAATAATCAATGATAAGCTGATACTGTGTTTCATTACAGTAAGGTCTAACCTTTTCAATATTAATCAGCGCACAATTACAGGCGAATTTAACAATCTTCCCCTTGTCTCGAATAACACGTATTGCAAACCATGCTTTGTTATCAAGACTGATATCATCACTGTCAATCAAATCCAAAGCGTTTAACTCGACATTCTCGTCTTTAACATGTGACATAAATTGGCGAACACCGTACTCACATGCATTCATCTCAATCAGTATTTTCTTACTTACCTTAATCATAATAAAAAACACCCTCTGTTTAACGATTAATGACAGTATAGTCATCATCACAGAGGGTGTAAAGGTGTTTTATAAAATTATTTTAGTTGTCTATCCGTCCTTTAATACATCTATTAACCTCATAGCCTCATCACCATATACCTGAGCTCCATCCCAACACTGCACATAGGCATCATCAGTGACACCATGGCCGCAACAAGCATTTTTAACGACCTCGGGGTTGAGGGTTCCAAGGCAACCGTCGTGGCCTTCGGTTGTACTCTCTTTATTACAATGACCACACTTCCTGTCAGGATCTGATTTAACTGACTCACCTGTGTCGCAATAAAACCACATGGTTCCTCGTAGCTCAATAGCATGGCCTCGCCAGGTATTATGTGTCATAACAATATCACCTCCCTTACCTCATTAACTCGTTTAATGGCACGGTTAAGGTTATCGACACCGTCGGGCTTAACACCTGTCCGATAGTATTCCTTAACTGCGGTAATCACCGTTTCACTGGTGAAGCTGCAGATGTCAATAACCACGTCGATGTCACCGGTTTCGAGGTACTGCGACACCTTAGCAGCCATAGCGTTGACAGTGTTGACAGTGCGGTCGAAATTGGCCTGTGGGTAACTGTTTATTGTGTATGCCAGTGCAGGGTAATACCCTTTAACGTAGTAGTCGTGCAATGACGCTATTGCCGCCTCGCTGCGTATTTTAGTAAGCTTAATCAGTTTATCGATATACTCGGACTTCTCGTGGCCTTGAACCAGGTATTGCATTATAGAACCCTCTTACTCAGACGGAATCGGTTACGTAACAGTGCTATCTGCGCTTTGCCGTACTCCCGACGTGATAGACAGTCAGGTGTTTTATCACCAACACCCCAGCGTTTACCACACCGAGGGCAATACACTTCATCGTTTTCGCGGATGGTGCGGGGATGTGGTGTCATCATCTACCCTCCCTATTACGCACCACCAGTAATGACAGTAACACCAGTGGCCAATTGAATAGCAGTGTTCTCAGGTTACCGAGCATAACACCGATGATCAGTCCTGATCGGTGATAATTATCGGTGGTCGCTAACCAATCGAATTGTAACTGAAGTAACCTGATAACTAATCCAATACGAGTGTTATCGGTGTTAATGTGGATTATCCGTGTCATCACCAGTATCATCCATATCGATACTAACAGGGACATAGTGAGCCAACCTGACAACCAGGCGATTATGAATGTCATGATAAAGTCTCTCATTACCTGTACTCCCTTCCACTTAGACCACGTTCGGCCAGGATGCGGTGCATCTCAGCGTGTTCTTTACTGGTGATCCCGGTGACGCTGCGGGTATTGCATTTATATACTCGTTCACCATTAATAGTGAGGCAGACTTTACCGTCCTCTTTATCTTTACTGAGACATACCGATCGGCGAGTGACTACACCCTTGCTGACTTTAAAGTTACCCTCTTTACGACGGGAACACAGTGCAGCGATGTAAGCATGGCCTTTCTCGCTGACATTTATACCGCCAATGTCAGGGACGGATGTTGGTTCGTCGTATGGGAGTTGGGTGAGCCACGCATCGAATCTGCCAGCATAGTTTTCTTTGCGGAGTACAGTGGCCTGACTAGGGGCATTGGTTTTATTCTCACCAACGACCGTAACCGTTAACTTGCTACCCTGCATGTTGGTTTTAAGTCGTAGCCCATGGTTCTTAGCAATAAAATAGACCTTGCGTCTTATTGACACCCTGTTAATGTCCACAGGAATGATCATGCTGACGGTTTTCTCGCGTCTCGAAAGGATAGGTTCCAAACGTATTTTAAGGTCAAAATCATTGGTGTTGGTTATCCTTAGCATTATCTGTCTATCCTTCATCATCAGCTTAGGTTTACCACCAACATCAAGTGACTTCATTGCGTTGTAAACAGCAGCGCGAAACGAACTTTCACCAAATCGTTTATCACCAACCAAGTTGACGTATGCGAATGATTCCTCGTTATCGTGGAACATCTGACACAGGTGACAACCAACTAACATGGTTGCTATTTGTTTTTGGGATGGTTTAGTCAGATATGTCACCTGCTTATATTTGTCGAACATGAAATGTGTATCAACGGAAACGATTTTATTGTTCACCATCGACTCATAATAGATGTCAGGCAACGGTGCATCAACGGTGATAATCTCACCTGGTTTCATGTTGTAAATATCACTTATATCGTTTAAAAACACATCCATTTCACACCTCATTTATTTAATTTCTGATTAACGGATGTAACCTTAACATATGTTTTGCGCTTTGGCAATTGCAATTAGATGTATTTTTTCTTTGGTGGGATTAATCGAAAATGTAAAAAAGGTCATTTTAAAGGTTATAAGATACAATTATTAATCGTTGTGTCATTTTAATAAACCAATAAGTTATTGATATTATTACTTTTCTTACTATACTCTTTTAGAACACCTCCTTTAAAAAGTAGTATAAAGTAAAAATAATATAAGAAAAAACAATATAATACAGATACAAGGATTGCGGCATTATCTGACTGTAAAACCTTTTGATAGAAAGACGTTCTAAAAGAGTATTCTTTGACACACCACAACCCTTGGTTTAGTATTGCAAGGGTCAGATGACACTAACGTTAACGGAGAAATCTCATGACTGAAGAAAAGAAAACACCGCCTACACCTAAGACGCCGAAGAAGGCTGAGCCAGTCGGTAAAGTGGTCGAGGTGAAGCACAAAGAAAACGGTCGTACCTTTAAAGTCAGTAAAGCGTACTACGAAGCCAATGAAGGTAAGCTAGAGTTGGTTTAGTATGAAACGTCTTTGCAGCGCTGCAGGTTGTAAAGAAATCGTCGAGGACGGTAGCTCCCGCTGTCCTCGGCACCCCCTCACTCCACCGACCATACCTAAGCGTCGGTACTCCCACCAGTACATTAACGGTAAACGCATCTATAACACCCAGAGATGGGTTAACCTGCGTAACCGCTATGCAACCCACCAGCCACTATGTGAACACTGCCTGAGAGCCGGTTTAAGCGTTCCAGGTGAAGAAGTAGACCATGTTCATGAACTAGAGGACGGTGGTGATCCTTGGGATTGGGATAATCTTTCTCATCTGTGCCACTCCTGTCATAACAGAAAAAGCGCACGTGAACGGTCTAAGCGTCGTCGTAAGAAAGGTCAGAACGGATTCGGGTCGATATCGGATTTTTGAGTAACGCACTTCTTGTAACACCCTTTACTTAGCGTTACAATGGGTAAAAAGCTCAGAGGGAACATTCATGAATACCGCTCCAGTTTTTGATTTTTCGTCAGTAGCAACTAATGATAAATATTTACCTTATTTCGCCAGACATTATCTCTACTGTAAGTCGAGTGGTGTTATAACTAATTTAAACGGTAAGGTGATTAAACCGGCATCCGATAAAGGGTATGTGATTCTATCCAAGAAGGTCAAAGGTAGAAACATCCGAATCAGAGGTCACAGATTGATTATGTTCATGTGTGGTCATGACATCGCCGGACATGAAGTTGACCATATCGACGGTGACCGAACCAATAACAAGTACGACAACCTTAGATTGGTTTCAAGAAGTGTTAACAGAAGGAATGCAGCAAGGTCAAGGAAAAACACGTCAGGTGTCAGTGGTGTATGCTGGCATAAATGGCAAAAAAAGTGGGAAGTCAAAGGGTTAAAATGCACCATCGGTTATCATGATAATTTCTTTGACGCCTGTTGCACCAGAAAATCATGGGAGAACTCGCAAGAGTATTATACTGATAGACACGGTGTTGTAGATGCGAAGTATTAGAAAATATCCAAACGATCCAAGTGCCAAAAATCAAAATTACACTCCTAATGGCACTTTTTCAAAAATATCCAAACGATCCAAGTGCCAAAAATCAAAATTACACTCCTAATGGCACTTTTTCAAAAACATCCAAACGATCCAGGTATGGGTATTTCGGATTTTGTTCAGCGACGATCCAGGTGTGGGTTTTTCGGATTTTGTTCAGCGACGATCCAGGTGTGGGTTTTTCAAAAATCAAAAAGCCGATCCAGGTGTGGGTATTTCGGATCCTGGCTACCCTGGTTGCCCTGGTTGCCCTGGTTGCCCTGGTTGCCCTGGTTACCCTGGTTACCCTGGTTGCCCTGGTTGCCCTGGTTGCCCTGGTTACCCTGGTTACCCTGGTTACCCTGGTTACCCTGGTTGCCCTGGTTGCCCTGGTTGCCCTGGTTACCCTGGTCAATTATCGGCTGTTTCTAAGTCATTGTAAAATCAGGTAAAATCGTAATATTTGTGTGTTCTTATCCTTTTAATTCGTATTTTTTTAGATTTCGTATTGACTCTTTTCTCAAAATAAGTGATTGTTACCACATCGAAACGGAATGTTTTCGAAAACAAATTTTTTAAAATGTTTTTAATAGGTGACAACATGAACGCTCAAGACTTCCTGGCCAAAAACGCAACTATCAACTGTTCAATGCTCGCTGATATGCTGGGCGTATCTTCTGGAACCATTACAAAGATGAAAACAGAAGTTACTCGTATTCAATCATTAGCTCTGGACGCTCTCAACGCTGAGCAAAAAGCAGCAAACCTGATTGATGTGGATATCACTGAATGGTTCGACAAAGTTAACGGTAACACCTACTTTAGCGCCTGGGTTAACTTCAAGGGTGAAAACTATTTTCTACCGTTTCAATATGGTTACGGCTCCCACTGCGAAGACATGGCTTTGAAACTGTTAAGTGATAAAGGTCTTATCCCTGATGAATGGAGACGCTACACACTGCGCGAAAAATACAATATCAACATTAACACCAGTAGCCGCGAAGGGTTAAAGCGCGACATGTACGACGGTTCAGAACGTCAACTTAACCAATCACAATTTTAAGGGGTACATCACCATGAAACACCCGTTTGTAATACCTGAAAGTTGTATCTTATCAGGTGGCAGTGTCTGGTCAGACTTAACGAATGATCCCGGTTATATTTATTTTCTGATAAAAGACGATCGTGTTATGTATGTTGGACAGACTGTATGTTTTGACAGTAGGTTCAAAGACCACCTCACCTCTGAAAAGGTTTTTGATAGGTATGCTTTTATCACTACTGAAAGAGCCGAACTCGATGAGGTAGAAGCGTTGTATATACACACTCTACAACCTTCACTCAACCGTAAAATGCCTAGCAATAAAACGGTTAACATCTCGAAACGTAAGCTGCTTGAGCTAATTGCTGAAGCACTACCTAAGCCTGAATGTACCCTCAAAGATGGACAACTGAGTTACTACTCGTTAGACCAGGCTGAAGTGATACTCAATAAACTAAGTGAACTATAAGGACTTGAGAAATGATGCCTAGATTCGATCTAATGCGATTTTCTGTTGACATGAATCGCGCCAAGTATGCCAACGATAAGAAATTCATTGGTGCCGTTAAACGCTCATATCATGGTCGTGATCCGTACTATGCTGAACACGCTATAAACTACGCGAACACTCTTTTGAATAAGGATTAGTGATATGATTAAAATATACGAATTACAAGAGGTTAACGAGGTTGAATTTATCCAAGGGGATTGTTTTTTCAAACCTAAATTTAATTATGACCATATTACAAATTCAATTGTACCGAACGCGGACGATAACAAGCTGAGAACAGGTGAAAGGTTAACTAATAACTTATACAAAGTTGAGATCTGCAGACTTGGCTTGACAATTTATAACAAGTTAAACGGTAA